GACACTGAGACCAGCAGTATCAAACATATTCTTATATTTTCTAACTCTAGGACTATCGCTATCTAGAGTCTTAGCCCAGTTAGGAATAGGTACTGTACCTTTCTCTCCAAATACACCGGGGAAGAAATCAGATAATGCTCTTAATGCATTATGGTCTTCTCCAACATCACTAAGACCGATCACTCCAACTTCTGAAGCAGTGAATGCTCCCATACCTATAAGTTTCTTTTGAATCTTAGGCATCTCAGCTGGTAAATCACCAATCTTTTTTTGTATATGTTTACCAGATAATAAAGAAGGAACTACAATAGATAACATCTTTCTAGCACCTTGCATGAAGCCAGTTTTAGATCTAGTCTTTCTATCATACCAGCTATCTAAAGCACCTAATCCCGGTAGAACACCTACAGCATCCATCACGAAATCAGTAGTAGCTCCCATACTCATATCAGTTAGATTCCTGATAGTATCTGCAAATCCACCTAAAGAATAGTTGTTATATTTTTCTTTTTGTTGAGCTTTTAATTCTTCAAACTTCTCAGGAGTAACTCCATAATATTTAAGATACCATGCTTTTTTAGCAATCTCTCTTTGTTGAGTTAAAGCTGGATCATTAACCCAAATAGAACCAGTTTTTAGTAAGTTTAAACGTGGATTAGGAGACTTACCTATACTTTTCCATTGATCATACTCAGCCCACATTTGCTCTGAATTACCTTGAGCTTTTGGAACAAGGCTCTTATCTGGAGATACTGTAGTATCACCACTGAATGTAGTATCAGCTTGATCTGTAGCAGAAAGCTCCTGTAACTGAGCTAGTTTTGTGTCTTTATCTTCACTAGCTTTCAGTTTCTCATCATGAAGATCTTCATTTAATAATGTCATTGTTTTAGATCCTCAAGATCGTGTTGTGATTCTAAGTAATTTAATCTTATTCTATCAGTTTCTATAGTATATGCATCTGGTTTATAAGGCATTTTACCGTCAGGCATAGTCTTCAAGAATTCTAAATATACTTTCATTCTCATTTTATTTTCATCACTCATTTTATGATAACCATTAATACTAATATTAGCAAGTTTAGCTGTGGTATCTGCATGATCTAAAGCTCCAAGAGGTGCCTGTGTTTTAATACCTTTAGCAGCCAGATACTTATTCAAGATCTCTGTTTTTGAAAGCATTTCACTTCTAACAGGTTGAGTGTAATATAGGTGATCAATAGTTGCATTTGATTCTACATTGAATCCTTTGACAATATTTCTTAAGTTTCTATCAATCCAATCTTGCTCTAAAAGATGTAGATCTTCAGTTTTTTCAAGTTCTGTAAATAGAGTATCCCAACCTTTAACTAACTTTTCATCTAGTTTATCTGGATCAATAGCTTTACGTGGATCATACATACCTTTCATGGCAGGAAACTTAGTGGAGTTACCTTCACCCTCTTTTCTATACAAACCTTCTCCACTTTTATACTTCTCTTTAACTGCCATTAAAGCTTTATCAACTTTACCTTCACCACTTAAAGATTCATCATTAGCAATCTTTCTGTATTCAAAATAGAAATCTTGAATCATAACATCTGCCATAGAACTTACTGAAGGATCTTCAGCATCATTCAAAGCATTAAGTTTTAGATCTGCTTTTATATGCTTTTCAATTTCTTCTCTTATTTCTGCATTACTACCACCACTTCTATTTAACTCATCTAGTTGCCTAGTTAACTTATTAAACCGTTTCTTATCATCTTCACCTAAATACTGCATTGCATTTACATATGCATCATATTCATTATCTTGGTAATGTTTATTTAGTTTCTCAGTAACAAGATAACCATCTGTTTCATTATTAGTAGGATTAAATACTGCAGCTTCGTTTATAAATTTTAATGTCTTTTCATTTTTTGCATTAGCTTCTTGTAGTTTAGCTATATCATCTAGATTATTAAGATCATATTTTCCAGCTTCAACATCAACTTTTAATTGTGTTAAAGCTTTCTCGTCTCTTGCTACTCTTAAATCTGCATCATCTTTTCTCTGCTTCTTTTCTTTTGCTTTTAAAGAATCTTCTATGGTATCTTTGAGATCAGGATGTCTATTCCACCAAATCTTTCTTTTATCTTTAGCTACACCAGCTATAACTTTAGCTGGAATAGACTGACCTGGGTAAGGTATGTTAGCCAGTCTTTCGTAGTTATCACTAGTGATAATACCTTCTTCTACTAGTAGTTGTGTAAAGGCTTCATAAGCTTGTTTAGGATCTAACTTAATAAGCGTAGTTCTGCCAGTTTTAGGATCAGTTACATATCTGTTTTGAAAAAGACTAAGACCTTCACTGAAATGAATTTCCCACTCATTACCTAAATCTTTTCCTGTTGTAGCTTTTAAACTAGGTATAATACCTACTCCTTCATTGTAAGCATCCTTACCTCCCCATAAAGCATAGTTATCTTCTGTTGCTTTATGTCTTTCAATCTCACCTGTTTGCTCATCACTAGCTGCCTTCCACATTGCTCTGAGGAACTTTTGACCACCATCAGAGTTCGGATTTATACCAAACTCACTCATGATTTCTAAAGCTCTTTCTTGTACTACAGAGCGAATATTATCTTTATCTAGTTTTAGATTATTTTCTTTATAAGCATCCTTGAGATGTATTAGAATTCTATCTATATCATTTATTAATTTCTCACTTAAAATACGATCTTTATTATGTGATCTTACTTGTTGTAAAGTTCTTAATTTAGCATTCTCATCTCTTTTTTGCTCACCAGTTAAGTTTGGATTTTGATCATTCTTCTGCTGTTCTTCTGCTACACCAGCTTGTGATATATTATTTAGAATCTTTGTGTTCTCGATAATGCTATCATATTCACCACTATCGACTGCAGCTGTAATCTTCTTGGTAGCACTCTTAAGATCTATAGCATCATGTATATCAGTAGCAACTTTTGCATACTGTTGAGAATAAGTAGTAGAGAAGTTTAACCAGAATTTAGAACTTTTCTCTGCTTCTAATGCTTTCTGTTCTAATGCTTCAACTTCTCTGTCAGCTCTAATTTTTTTACTTAACTGTTTATTATCCCAAACAGCATCTTCAAACTCTTTTAGTTCTTGTCTATTTTCTCTTTCTTTTCTGGCTTTATCAATAGAACCTCTTTGGTAATCATCACGGGTTTCTTTATGTTCAGCTGCAAGCAGCTTCATACCATCAATGATTCTTTTCTGTTGCTCTTGGTAGGCTCGTAAGCCCATATCACCAAAGTTAGGTCTTTCAAAACGCTTCGACGTAGCGTGGCGTGTATAATTTTTTGCCATAATTATTTAATTAAGTTAATTACCACCATCCAAAACCATCTTGTCCTCCTAAAGTATTGATTGAACTAGCAATGCCGGGAAGTGCTGCTCCCCATGCTTGTCCAGCTGCTGCATTAGACATATATGCTCCTAATACTGGTGCTGGTCCCTTATCAAAGGTTTCATCTAGTGCTCTAGGTTGTTGGAATATAGCTCGTGGTATAGGTAGTGGTTCTACAGGCATCGGAAGTACACCGGGATCTAACATCTTAGCAGCCCAAGCAGCTAAGTCAGCTGAGTATTGATCACCTTGTATCTGATCAATCATTGCTTTTGTATTACGACCAGCACTAGCTATACCTTCATTTAGCATAGCTACTTGTTGTCCATATGAAGACATAGCAGATTGCTGTACTTTACCTGCTGATCTTCCAGCTACTCCTTTAGCTCTTATTGCCCCTTCTTGTTGTAAGTATTCAAGACGCTGCTCTTGAGCATTAAATGCAGCTTCTGTGTGTATTTCATCTAATTTTCTCCACTCACTCTCTGTAGCAGATTGAGCTGCTGCTGCATTTTGAGAGATTGTTTTATCATATAATTCATTTGACTTTGCAAATGCAGCTTCATTAGCTGCTTGCTCTCTATTCCTGATAGCTAGTCGATATGCATAATTTTGTTGATTTGTTGCATCTTTATATGCAGCTTCTCTTTCTTCATTAGCAGCCCTTATTGCTATACCTTCTACTAAATGCGCTCTGTCAGCATTTAACTTAGACCAACGAGCTTCCCAATGATCTGTATCATACGCTAGTTTCCGTTTGGCTGCTTCTTCGCTATGATCTGCTGCTTTATTGGCTGCATTGCTGGATATAATTCCACCAGCTACAGCACCTACAGCACCTATAACTGCACCCCATGCCATAATTTAAAACCTCTTATAAAATCTCGGTGAATAATTTCCTTCCCACATCATTGAATTTAAAGACACAGGGAATGGTGAATCATTAAATATTCTCAATTGGAAGTTTTCTGTTTTTTGATGTATAGGTATTGAGAATACCGATTGATCTGATAATGCTATATCATTAGCTAGATAGGTATCAGCTATCTGTGTAGGGCTAAGTTTATACCACTCATCTAAATAGATAACTATATCATCTGCACTATATACAAGTATGTTATTAGTACCTGAAGCTGGTGCAGTTGTAAAGTGAATATAATGTGGCACATCGGTTTCTCCACTAACAGTAAAATCTGTAGTTTCTACACCATCTATTTTAACTTTTATTTTTGGTATACTAGCTGGTGTAAAAGTTAAAGCAAATACCTTTGTACTACCATCACCACTTAAAGTTTTTAATTCACTAGAAGCATTATTAAGAGTAATCTTAGGTAATGTACCTGTAGTATCTACAGTGTAGTCACTACTTAAAACATTATTTATTCTAACTTTTATCTGATCATCATCAATATATTTTAAATCAGATTCATCCCACTGATATACAGTAGTAGTTCCGTCAGCTGTATATTCTTTTTTACCTTGTCTAGTACCTGTAGATTTCAATTTGAAACCCATCACACCAGATAGACCTACAGCAAATTTCATTCTAGCTACAGTTAAATTAGCAGTGTAATCTGTAAGCTTTTGTGCTTCATCAGTTCTAACGTATGTCTTAGGTAATATGATATCTAAATCATATTTCCATCCAACTATTACATCATTCTGTACATCTGATAGATCTTTACCTTGAACTTTAAAGTATGGATAACTACCATCATCTGTTACTACAGTAGGTGTAGTAGTAAATCCAGACTCAGTAAATTGTCCAGTAGCTGTTGTACCTTTAACAACTATAACAGGAGTTAATCCTGTAACATTGTTCCAAGGTATATAACATTTAGAAAATCTATTTGTTGTATCAAACTCAACCTTCTTTAAAGAACCACCAGTCTGTCCATTGCTAGCTTCAGTATATAGATCCATACATGGATTAATTCTACTACCATCATTATTCACTATGATAGCGTCAGATGGACTTTGACTTAAACTAGCTACACTTAATGTAAACTGATTACCTTGTTTAGTAACAGCAAACATATCATCTTGGTCAACAGCTACAGTTTGTACTGTACCCATCAGTTCCCAATTAAACCATGCTTCTACTAAGTTCTTTTCTCCGTCACTATATGTACGGTAAAAATAAACCTTTTTATCTGATTGACTAGACATAGCCAAGAATTGATTTTGTGGACTAGCAATGAACGTATCAATGGTAGCTGGAACCCACTCATTTACAACTCTTCCAATGTCTAATACTATAGGGTTCTCTTCTTGACCACGTGTGACCATTCCGAATATCCTAGTATAAGATGGAGTTTTACTTAAGAAATTTATATTAGTACCCATATCAACTGGATCTACATTCGTATCCATCTCATAGTTAGAGATAGTTCTGATGTTAGCAGATGATGGTGTTAGAATTCCGTCAGCAGAACTCATGAGAAATTGTTGACTCTTACTAAACAAGACTAAACCTTGTGTAGTAGGAATTATACCATGTAGTGCGGCTGGTCGAATTGCTGAACAACTTATGTCTACTGGATCAGCGTCTGTAACTGTCTGTGCAGATGTATGATAGAAATTGTAGAAATCTTGTGATTGACTCATAGATACATTATCTCTTGATAAGAATCCGAGTCTGTTGTTATGGAAAAATGCTTGTTCTATTTTATTCCCTACAAAGCTAGGGTGTGAATTAGTCCTATCATCTCCTACTAATCTAGCTGTCCACGCTATCTTCTGAAAGGTGAACACGTTAGTAGAATTATTGACTAATTCATGTGGCATAGTTGTATCAGTTAAACCTGTAGATTTTGTAGGGTCTATTGTTTCTGCCCAATAACCTCTACCAGAAGTTCCGTCTTCTGCTACAAATTTAGCAAAGTATGTATCAGCAGCATTCTCAGTATTTATGACTTTAACTACACGACCATGTTTAGATTGGTAAGGTAGTTGTGATACATTATCAACTTGATCTTGAAGTACATTTAATTTAGTATTAGCAGAACCACCAGAACAAGTAATTGCAAAAGCAGTATCTGTACCACTTACTGTTCTCTTTAGTTCTAAAGATTGTGCATATTTAGTTACTGTTAATCCTGTTATACTTAAACCATCAATACGGGTTTTTAATTCAGTTAATAATCCATCATAAGTTTGTGTAGCTGGAGAAATGTACTCTGTAATACTACCAGAGTTACTTCCATCAGCATCACTAATAGTAACATTATATGGTCCTATAGGAGTATCATTTAAAACTAATGTAGCTTCAGATTTAACTTCAAAACTAGGAGGAGTTAGTGTTGTTACTGTATGCAAATTATTACATATAATAGAAGTATCTTGTACAGTTAGTATGTCATAGTTTGTACGTGCTCCTGTAAGGTACGCCTGTGCTCCTGTACCGTAGTTAACAGTGCAGACTGCCCCAGTAGCAGCATTCCAAATATCTATGTCTCCTGTGCCCCCTCCGGCGGGTTTGATACAACCTATATATTTCTCATCATTATCTCTATGTATATAAAACCACTTAGCATTATCGTAAGTAGTTCCTGTACCTAAATTAGTTATCCATTTAAACCCCGGTCTTTTTGTAAGACCAAAGGTAGGATCAGGATAACCATTCAGACATTCTCTTACTTGATTTGGTAACTTCTTATCATCGGATTGTTTTGATACTCCCCCTAAATAGTTACTCACTCGTTGAGTTATTGCTGCCATTATCTTTTAAGTGCTTGGAATGGTTGATAACTTTGATAGTAATTCGTTTGACCTTGGGGATGACCAAAGAATGTAAACTGACCTTGCTGTGTTTCGTACTCTAAGGCTAAAGCTCTTGCATAAGCTTCTTGTTGTTGAAGCATTTGGTGTTGATTTGTATCTCCAACTATTCTTTGAGATACTATAGTAGCAGATCTAGCTGTTATAAAATCTTGTACTGGTTGAGGTATATCTACCCAATCATATTCATATACAACATCACATTCTATAGTATCTTCTGTCCATTTATCAGTATGATGTGCTCTATCATATAGTCTCCCATTTCTGCGAACAGCATCATATTCCATATTAGCTGGATTTTCTGTCAGCTTTAATTGTATTACATTGTTTGGTATAACTATGTAATCATCTGTATCAGGTGTAAAGTCAACATGATACTCCTTATTAAAAGTCCAGCCTTCAGCTTGAACTTCTCTTGATACCTGTAGCAACGTATCGTATGCAATCGCAACGTCTGGGTTGGTTGTGTCCAACGTGGTTA